GGCGAATTCGGCACGATGCTTTATATCGACGCGGACCCCGCGGATCATTGCCTCGAGCACGGGCTCGAACATTGACATCTGAAAATCGTGCTGTTCCCTCAATCCGAGAGCATCTATGCTCTTTTGGATCTCTTCATCGACTTCAAAGGTGATAACGCAGTCCTTGCCGTTGTACGTCCAGAGCTGTTCCTCGCCCGTATTTTTGTCCCAGGTTTTGCCTTCGTCTTTCCAGTAGACATGCTGCTCGCAGTACATCGAGCTGAGAAAATCAAGTCCTTTCGGGAGACCTGCAAACTGGCAATGGTGCCCGAGCATAGTATCCCGACTGAAATTTGGGACGAACCCCCAGTGGCGGTAAATGTACTGACTGTCATAAATAAAGTTCTGGCCAATGCAGCGGGCATTGGGATGACATAGTACTCGCTGGAGCAGGCGGACGATTTCGGCTTCTTCCTCGAGGCACCAGTATCCGTCATCTCGCTCGACGCACATGAAGGGGATGCAGAAGGCTTCCCGCTTGTCTTTGGCGATTCCAAGGCACGCAATATGGCCTGCTCGCGTTTCAATGTCGACGCTGAGGGTCGTAGGAACGATTTGGACATGGTTGAGAAGGTCCGTGAGATAGAAAGTGGTTTGGGCGAAACTCGGGCGGATTATGAACCGATTATTCGTCGGAGTTATGTCCGGGCTGTCCGCCTGCGCCCTCACCCGCCTGAGATCCTGGACCGTGATCTGCCGGGCTGACCAGTCGCGGAGGATGTAGGCGGGATGGTAGCAGGGAATAACCTTCCGGGAGCCGTATCCAGAGTTGGTTTGCAATAGGGATCCCCTCCACGATTTGATCCCGCTCTTGCCCGTCAGGGCCCATAACGCGACAGACCCAAAAGCGATCACGATGTTGGGCTGGACCGCGGACATTTCCTGTTGCAGCATCGTAATACCAGAGACTAAGCGGGGGTGAACCCAGGCTCCGGATAACATCGTCCAGTCGGGGAAAGGCGGGGTCTTCTTGAATGATAGCCACGATTCGATATCTCCTTTCGGGGGCATTTCCTTGGCGACGTTGGTGAGGTAGCACTCAGAGCGCATGATGCCCGCCTCGTGGAGCATACGGTTGAGTTCTTGACCAGAGGCCCCAACAAACGGCTCGCGGCGCAAGACTTCGGCTTGACCGGGTGCTTCACCGACAATCATAATGCGAGCAGGGATTGGTCCGGAAGGGGGGATCATGACGAGGGCTCCCCGCGCGCCGGGCCGATGCCGATGGCTCTAGACTGAGTTGATGCGCGTGACGCTTCTTCTGCTTGCCGGATATATCTAAGTGCCGTCTCATGCCGAGTCTCGCCGGGATGCTTCCTTTCGACGGCATAGAGCAGTTCGTAGTATAGCTCCGTCATCGGCGTCTGCGGCGGGGCGACAGCAGCACGACACTCTGCCAGCGCGTACTTGCGCGGACACGGTATGGGTGGGTTGTCCTCGGGATGACAGGTGCAGGAACGCTCCTGCGTAGGCTCTGCGGCGAGGGCGGCGTCGATACGGTCGTATAGCCTCGTGTCGGTGTAGATATACCGTTGAGTCTCCTTCAGCAACGTCCGCAGCTTCTCGTTCTCGGCCCGTGCGGCGTCCAACGCTAGCTCATCTGCGCGGTGCATTGCCACCTCGGCGTTAAGTTTTTTCTCTAGCGCACGGTATGCGTTGAAGCGGGCGCAATCGCGCGCTTCTTCCCGCTCCTGCTGTGCGGCGATCATGTCCGCATTGGCAGCGGCAGCCAGCGCGCACCAGTTGTCACGCTCCTCCCGCAGCGCGTCGCGCTCGTCTACCATCGCGTCGTATTCAGTGCCGGTCAGTTTGACCACATCCCAATTGCGGCTCATGTTTCCTCCCGGTGCAGGGCGGCTTTGATGTCCCTGACGAGAATGTCCGCAGAGTATTGCGCCATGTCCAGTTTTTCATGGCCGCAAACGTAAGCCGTCGCATGTGATTCCATAGAGTCACCACAGCAGCAACAGCCAGAAGCAATATTGGCGTGACTGAGCAATCCTGTTGTTCTATCCAGCAACGCCCGCAAAGCTTCGACCTTTATGCGCGCGGAGGCACGGTCATGCCGAAGCGTTTCCATCTCAGTCGCCTGCTCCGCGCAAATGGCGACGTGCCGCTCAATGTCGTGGCGCAGGGCGTCCCGCTCCTGCCGCAGCGCGGCGATGGCGGATGCGGAGAGCCAGTTCACGGCTTGCTCTCCCCTCTCGCCAGATCGTGATCCTTGCTCGCCGTGGGGCCGCGCTGCGCGAGGAAGGCGTCGATGCGGTCAAACAATACATTCCCTGCGCGCTCAGCGTCATCATTGGTCGCATAGTGCAATTGGATGGAGCAGCCGTGCGGGTAGCTCATAATCGATCCAGATTGGTATCCGGTGAAAATGTCGCCAACTAACTCCTGCGCCGCCGCGAGTTCGGCTTTGAGTGTTGCTCTGGAAGTCATAGCGTCGTTGAGCAGCTTACGTTCTGCCGCGAGGTCGGCGCGCAGCCTAGTGACCTCCTTTAGATGTTCATCGACGTTGGCAATGAACGCCGCTTCCGATTGGCGCAGGGCGGTGATGGCGTTGAGCAGTTGTAAAACTGTTCCCGGTGTGACTTCTGCGCTCCAGCGCGCGACCAATTCGTAGTCTGCAAACTGGTCGCTGCCGAGGATGTATAGGCGATCCGCCATTACGGCAATGGACAAAGGGCGCAGCCGCGCCACCAGCGCATCAAGCTCTTTGTCCGAGATCATTTCTGCTCCTTGAGGGCGGCGTCGATGTCCAGCATCAGCACGCCGCGATCCTTGTCGGTCTTTACGCCAATCGGAACGTGCGCCACGACGTAGCAGTACGCGTTAAGCAGTAACGCGCGCATCCTCTCCAACTTCCCCGCCTGCTCCGCTGCGATGGCTTCCGCCTTCCTCTTATCCGCATCCGCCGCAGCGGCCAGCGCGGTCCAACAGTCGCGTTCGTACTTCAGTTGCGCAACCTCTGCCTGCAACGCGCGCACGTTGTCGAGGGCGGTCATTGGCGCACCATCCACCGCCACGCCGCCCACGAGATCAGCAGCAGCACCGCCCAGAGCACCGTCCCGCCGATGACCGCAGCGACGATCCCGCGGGCTGCCCGACGATGCGCTGGGACGTAACGGATCTCGCGCGGAAGGTGGATGCCACGGTTCATCTGCTCCATTTTCCACAGCATCGTACTCGTTCCATCATCGTGGATCATTTTAGCTCCTCAATTCGTTTTACACAGATCCCATGGTAGGAGGGGTTAAGTTCTATTCCAGTTGCCCGGACCTTGAGCCCGTGTGCCGCGGGGAAGATTGTGCCAGTACCAGCGAAAGGATCGAGCACACTGTCTCCGGGGATAACGGACCTCCGAAGAAGGTCGGTGTAAAGCTCGACGGGTTTTTGAGCTCCGTGACCAAGATTGTCGTCGGCAGATGAAGTGATAACGTCAGGGTAAATCGACCGGCATCGCTTGTCGCCCCGAAACGCATAAAGGATTGTTTCATAACACCTGCGTGGGCCGTGTTCCGGTAGAGGCACGCGGCCTCCTCCGGACTTAACGTTGATAAGCGGGGTGCGGAAAACATACCAACCTCCGATGTTTGAAAAAAGGTCTTTGAGCCAAGGAAATTGGTCGATGTCGCAGCACAGGTAGAGGTGGGCCGCCGGCTTTGCCACGCGGTCGATACCTTCGGCGACTTGCGATAGCAGCCCGCGGAAAGACATTTCGTCGTCGGAGTATTCGTGGGTGATGCCCGTTAAACGTCCAGCCCCATCTCCGAATGTGTCTGCCCCCATTCCATACGGCGGGTCTGTGCATATAACATCAAAGTGGCTCGCGGGCAGCTGTTGCATCCAGTCGAGACAATCTCCCAGTAGCAATGTATGATCGGCGCTCGAGAACGTCTTACCCACGGCAGCACCGATTGCAGCGTTTGTGCGAGCTTCTTCTGCCCGTTTGAGGATCTTAAACGCCTCTTTGGTGTCTTTAGCTTTAGCCACGTCAGGGTTATCGAGGTTACGCGCAACGATGATTGCCTGCCGGGTCTTCTCGTGGAAGTCGCCGTCTGCCCGCCCTTCAATCTCCATTGCAGTATCTGCAATTTTGTGGACTGCGCCAATGGCGGAAGCCTGGGCCACGCGGAATTCGTGAAGTTTAGCAATAGCTTGAGCAGTTTCCTGCCAGGTGAGGTCTTTGCGCTTGATGTTTTCATCGAGCTCCGCTTCCATTGTTTCGAGCGGGGAGAGTTCGCCGAGGGTAATAACTGGCACTTGGCCAAATGGAACGGGTTGGCCGTTGCACTTAAACGTCCCGCCGAGTTCGTAGAGGTCGCTAATGGCCCGCAGCCGCCGCTCGCCGGCAATGAGCTGGCCGTTTTCGTGGATAACCAGGGGGTGCATGAGGCCCAGTTTAACGATGCTCTCTTGCAGATCCATGAGAGCCTTTGGATCGAATTCTCGCCGTTGGCGGTTCGCGGGAACCTGGACGGCGATGAGGGGTGTTAGGCGCATGAGGGAAGTGGCTCCGGGTGGTGACGGGGTGGGAAATGGGGGGTTAAACGGCCCGCCATTGCATTGAAACGAAAAGCCCCGCCGTGCTCCCATCCGGTTATTCGGGCGAGAATAGCGGGGCTGTATTACCCGTTCGAATTACAACCGAGCGACGCCCTTCACTTCCGCAAATACCGCATCCCCATCTACGCGGTGCTTAACGGAAACCTTCGCGCATTGGCCCGCGAGCATACGGAATGAAAACGGCTTACCCGGCTCGTTGAGATTAACAGCGTCCCGCAGGCGCCCGAGGGACACGTTACGGCCTTTGCCCGTATCGATACCCCCGTTGGCGTTGAGGTCGAGCATGATGCTCTGCCGACAAGTGACCTTGTCGCGGCCCAGCTCCTCACGGACAGCCGCGTCGTCAATGGACCAGGTAATGTCGAGCACGAGGCCGGATTTCGTGGGGTCCTTCTTGCCCGTCCACTGACGGATTTCCGGCTCGCCGTCGATAACGGCGGTGTATTCGCCCTCGGGGACAGGCGTTGAAACGGTGGAATTGGATTCAGCGATTTGAGTGTCGAGAAAAACGGAAGGGTCAAAAGTACCAGACATGGAAATGCTCCTTGATGAAGTTGAAATGCCGGTAGTACAAAAGCCCAGCGACCGGCAACGCTTTAGCGGGCTATTCGGAGATGATGCCGCCTTGCTTAACCCAATTGTCGATGATCGGGCCGAAGTTTGGCGGCATATTGTCGGCGAGGGGGAGATTGCGGGCCTTGAGGTCCGCGGTGGGATTGACTGTGGTCCAGACGAATTTGTCCGCCCGCTTTTCGGCGAGCACAACGTCGCTGAAAAATCGCGGGAGCTTGGGGGCTAGCTTCTTTCCGAGCGTTGACGCCATGATCTTGCTGCCGCCCATTACCTCGTCGGTTTCGCGTTCGGTATGGGCGACGAGAACGAAATGCGAGCGGGTGTCGATGCAGAGCTTTTGAATAAGGCGCTCGAGGTTATCCATCGCCACGCCCCAGTCGCCCATATGCTTAACGGGTTTGCTGCCGACAACGAGGTTCATCGCCATGATGTTGACTCCCGAGAGGGAGTCGAGTACCAGGGCGCGGTTCGTTCCCCACTTGCACACATCGCCGTAACTGCGGCCATCGCGGTCACACTTAAAGTCGTTGAGTGTTTTGAGCAGGTCGATGAATTGATCGTAGTTCTTCTTGCCGATATCCGCGAGCTTGGTGAGGGACTCGAACGACAGCGTGTTGATTTTCGTCGCGGAGTCGATCATTGAAGCCCAGTCTTGGTCCGCGGGCTTGATGTAATGCCAGTGGATTTTGTCCGCCGGCAAGTCGCCGAGGACTTCGAATCCCGGCTCGGTGAACACGCAGAAAGGGGTGATGCCTTTTGCGAGGAGCGTTCGGATGGCGTAGGTTTTGCCGGCGCCTGACGCCCCCATGAGGAGGACATTTACTCCAGGGAGGGACATATTATGCCTTTATAATTAAATGTCGATCGGGTTATTGTCGCATAATCCGCGGCAAAATGCAAGACTACTTTGCAAACTGTCGCCAGACCATGAAGATAATCAGGCCGATGAGGGCCCAGCAGAAAGCGTGAATAGCGATGTCGATGAAGTCGAGTGGGTGAGAAGGAGGAGGAGGCTCCTCGGGAAGCTTGTTGTCGGGCGGGTTAAAGGGCCAGTGACCATCATTATTCATCGTGATACATCTCCTTGAAACGATCATAAACGGCGAGGTGTAAAGCAACCTCGCGTTTGAGGGCTTCCCGCGAGAGCGCTTTATTGTGCAGCGTTTGCCACGGGAACCACATACTGCCGGGGATATCGAAAGGATAATTAAGCTCGTGTTTTTCGCATAGAATACTGTAAATCATAAACGGCTTACCTTCGAGCACCGCCCTCCCCCAGACCTCCCCACACCGCGGGCAGAAAAATGCCAGCGACATGGGGAAGTCACGGGGATTACGGCTCAATGTTTCCTCCCACACCCCCGTGCCCAGGTATGTGTTTTGGACAAAGAAGTGAACAGGCATTGAGATCATTTAATGGACCAGTATTCCGCGAGCCCCAGAATGGCGGCGATGACGACGACTGCAAGAATACCGAGAACAATCCACATTAGCATGGCAAGGACTCCTCAACGCGGTCAAGCGGGTCCCAGCGGCGACGCTCGAAATAAACGGGCAGCCAGGTTTCCGGCGTCGGTGACTTGCAAACGGAGGTTAAGGGGCATCCGCCGAACTCGGTGCAGGCATGATCGAGGTTGTAGTCCCAGACTCCGCGTTCCCAACATTCTTGCATCCGGGCAAGATCGCGGATGACCTGATCGTACCAACGGTCGATTTCCCACTGGCTGCGGTAGGTGATCGCCTGGAGGGTGTCATACCGGGTTTTGAGTATGCTAACTCCTCGCACGAGCACGCCGTTAACTTCCAGGCCCGCCTGTTTAGCGCTCCAACAATAGCCTGTAAATTGAGAGCGGAGATCCCACTGTTTGGACCATGAAGCTCCAAGCTGAGACGTAGTTTTATCGTCTTCGACATAAATTCCCTCGGCAAAGGTGGCGATCATGTCTGATCGGCCAGAGTAGATAATGGGGTCGCCCGAGACTGGATGCGGGAACTCGAGCGGGGTGGCGAAAGAGAACTCAATGGCCCGCTTTCCCGACGGTAGGAGGAGGGGTTGAGCCTTATCGGAGTCTAGCGGGTAACGGTCGAAGTAGAACTCAAGGGCCCCACACATTCGATCGAGGGACTTTGCAGAGCCCTCGGGCGTCTGGAAGTCGCCGTAGGCGAGCATCAGGGCCTCGATGCCCGCTCCAATTGCCTGCTCGGTGTCGCATCCCTCGGCGTAGTAGCGGTGGCGAGCGACCTCGAGCCCGCGAGCATAAGCTGCGCCGGCGATAAGGTGGACGGACTCGCCCTGGGGTTTCCAGTGCTCGATGTATGTGCGATACATCTTCTGCGGGCAGCTGCGAAACGCTGCCAGCATGGTGGAGTCGATAACCTGGGGAAAATCAGGCCGCATCGTCGAGCTCCTTGCCCGCGGGCGCTTCGACTTCGAACTCGAGCGTGCGGCTGATTGCATAGTCGTTCTGGCATTCGATCTGCCAGCCGGGGCCATTTAACATCAACTTTTCCTCGATGTAGTTTTGGCAGGCGGCAATCACATCGTCACTGGACAAGGCAACTTTAAGTTTCATGGTGACTCCTAGAGTTTGTTGATTTCACCAAGCAGGTCATCGACATTAACTGGTGCTTTGGCAGCCCGCGAGGTTGCGCTGCGAACGGACGCGGACACGCGACCTTGGCGAATGGCGGCAATACATTCGCGCATTTCATCAGTCGTTAGCGAGCCCTCGGCAGCCTTCCGGCGCCATTCTTCGATTTTAACCGATAGAGGGACGGTGAGGGTCATACTTCTTCTCCGAGGCGAAGGGACTCTTGCCGCCGCTCATTGGCCTCCTCGCGGGCAGCCGCAGCCGCATCGGCGTCATATGCTGCTTGGTCCTCGAGGGCCTCGACGGCGGCCTCCTCAACCGAATCCCGCAAGAGGGGATAGAGGTCAACGTCCGAACCGTTGAGGGTAATGGACTCAATCTCCCATCCCGATGGTTCCGGGGGCTCTGTGCGTGAACCGGGAAAGCCCCGATTCCACTGGGCCGTGACCGTCAATTCCACACGGTCGAAGGCGAAATTAACCTTTGTGCTGGGCATTTTCTTGCTCCTTGATGTTGGCGAGGTACTGGCGAGCCGCCGCTTCGTAAAACCGGGCGCGAGCCCCCAATGGTATGCGCTGCTCCATTTCCGAATAGAGGCGGAGTTCAATCTCCGCCACGAGGCTCGAGGGCAGCATCACATGGACATCGACACTGCGGTCGATCTTGCGGGGGCGGCTCATGATGCCTTGATGCGGGCATTGCGCCAGGCCGTTAGCACCCGCGAGCCACCTTCCGCGGGCAGATAAACAAACTGCGATCGCGGGCAGCAGGCGGCAATCCGCCGGCGCTTGAGGTAAAGATGGGCGGCAGCGAGCCGTGTATCGAGCTTGCGCTCGATTGGTTGCAGATCCTTTAGCATTTGTGCTCCTTAAAGCAATCAACGCAGATATCGACATCTTCCCACATCTCCTCACGGCGAGTGGGCAGTATGCCGACGGGGGAACCCGCGAGCAGCCGGCGGGCAGTGTGATCGGCCTTATGACGTTGCTCTGTCATCCAGCCGTTAAAAACCGTGTGAGTGCGCCCGCAGGTGAGGCAGCGTTGCGAACGGAAAACTGCCGTCCGCGACACAGTGGTCCACACGAAGCCCTCTTCGATCCTCCTGATGTCGGCGATAAGGACCTGGCGTTCGAGTTCGGCGTCGGCGGAATGCTTGGACTGCAGCTTCGTCAAGCGGGCCTGTTTGGCCGCCAGCGAAGTTTGTCGGCCCTTGCGCTCTTCCGCTTCAGCAATAATCCGGTCGAGGTTCTCGAAGTCCTCGAAATCGGACTCGAGGATGGCGGTCATTCGGTGGAAGCGCGGTCAATTGCGCGGGCGGCTTCGAGTTCCGCCTGGTAGGCGTCGAACCGCTTGCTCTCGTAGTCCATTTGCTTGACCAAGGCCAAAACGATCGCGGCCTTTGCGTCATTCGTGAAGCCGGCGGCGAGTATGGCCAGTGCGTCTATAACGCCCGTTACCACCTCCACAATGCTCTCGTTCTCAATGTGCTTAACCGCGTGTTCCTTGATCAGAACACTCGTTGCGTTGTGCAGATCCATTGTTCGCTCCATCGGTTGGTGCCTGAATCGCCCAGGCAGGCGGGCGGGCAATAACCCGTCATTGTTATTATGGCATAACCCGCGCGAATAATCAACACATCTTTGCGCCCACTTCGCAAAGTTTTCCCGCGGACGTTGCAAAGTGGTGGTGGTGGAAGCAACAAGGCCCGCACCGAGAGGATGGAGGAACCCTCGGGCGGGCCTTGCCACCACACCCCCTAGCTCGATCCAAAAGCCGGGGGCAGGTGACGCTCACAGGGGGCTAAGGCCCCTTACGCTGGGATCAAATGGCGGCGATCTCGTCCAGCAGCGGAGCGGTGTCGACCGCGGGCTTCTTCGCGGCCTTTTCCGCTTCCAGGCGCTTGACCACGGGCTGGAACATCGTGGCTTCGCGCAGCGCGAGCTTCTGGGCGGGCGTCTTTTCCTTGAGATACGCGCGCACGGCGTCGACGCTCTTCCCCGTGACCTCGACGATTGCGCGGAGCAGGATACTCGTGCCCGCCATCCCCGAGGATTCGCGCTTCACTCCCCATTCGCCGGCGTTGAGGCGGTCGATCAGTTCGTCGATGGCCAGCACGATGTCGTCAATGTCTTCAACCCCGGCGGCCTCGTCGCCAATCTTCTGCTCCGCGCCGTGGGAAGCGAACTTCGTCAGCATGTCGGGGCGAATGGTGAAAGTGCGGGTTTCGCCGTTTCGAAAGTCAAAGCGCGTCTTCACTTCCCCCGTCGCCTCAACCCAGCTATCCTTCGCCATCTTCCTCTTGCCCGGAAAATCCACCAGCCTGCCATCCGTCATCTTAACGGTTTCGATCAGAGTTTCCTTCGTTGCCATTTCATTTTCTCCTTAAATACCGGGGTCTATCGCTCCTCGGCGTTGGCGTCCGCGCATGGCGCATTGGAAACCCATTGTCCCACAGCCCGCGGCGGCTGTCAAGTGCTCGTGCGAAAGATTTTTTGCGATTGCGTTGCAAGAATGCCCTACCACTGGCTATCTCATTGCCCGATGTCCTCATCCCTCAGGGCAATGCGCTCACCCAGGCGGGCGATCTCTTCGTCGATGGCATTGCGAAGTGCAATTATGCCTTGCAATCCCGCGATGCAGAACGAACGGGCGGGCTCGTTTTCTGTTTCCGGCGTGACGAGCGTCAACATAGGCACCTCGTCCTCCGTTTCGGGGATCTCAACCCTCACTACCGTAAGTCCGTCGATATCAGCGATCATGGTCAATAGTATTTCTTGTCCGTTGAAGGGGGTGGTGAAAGCTCTTCTAAGAGGCGCTGCAAACTGGCCTCTTCGTCTGGCTTCGGCGCTGGCGTTGTTTCGGGATTCGCTGCCAGCATATCCTCGAGCATCCTGGCCTCGGGCGTGCAGTCGCGGTGCATAAAACTCACCGTCGTGGCAGCCTCGCGGGGAGTTGCCCGATTAAACCAGCACACCGTAACCTGAACCCATTCCCAAAGATCCTTGAGCTGCTGCAGCTGCTCGTCGGTGAGCTTGTCGGACTGCACCTTCGCCAAATCCAGCTCCCTTTTAACAGCCTGGCGATAGGCGTAGAATTTGCCTTGGAGCCGTTGGGCAGCACGATGATCCGCCACCTCCATCGAGATCGTTTCGCGCTTGACTCCAGTGCGCTCCATGATCTTCCAAAAGGCGGGCGGGTAACTCGAAAGTGCTCTTGCGCGTGGCATCGCGGGCTCCTGTGCTAAAACTTAATGTGCCGACGGGCGGCCTGCCAATTCGTCGCGGGGATCTCCTTCAGCACCGCCGCCCTCGCGTGCACGATCTCGTCAATAAAAACCCTGTGTTCGGGGAATGACGCTGCCCGAATCACATTGTTGTGCAAATCTGTGTCCGTAAACCCTTCTTGCAGGTAAAAAGTTTTCATCATGAAATTACCTTTACAATCAACCCATCTTTTATTTCCACCTTCGCATACCATGTGTGCGGTGCTGGGTAATGCGGGCCTTCAACAAAGTCCACTCCATTTTGTTTCACCGGGAACGGCCCAGGGCTATAAATTTCCACTTTTCTCGTCTCCAGCCATTCACGCAATTGCTTCTTCGTTTTCGGATTTCCTGCAGCGTATGCCATGTTGTCGGCTCCATCATGCCCACGGGCGGGATGCCGGCGGGTCATTATTATGGTACCACACGGGCGGGCAGTTGTGGGAAAGATATGTGAAAGATTTAATGCACCCATAATCCCTACCTCAATGCCCCATTCCCTACACCGCCACCCTAATCATCCTTTTTTCCCCTACCTAACATCGCTACCTAACATCGCTACCTTACCGCGCTACCCTCTCAACTTTTTTCGGCGACCCCCCCTCTCCCTCCTTTTTCAATCCTGTCGTTGTTTCCATACAACAAATGTTGCGCCATTACAACAAAAGTGTTGTATCCCCGTCTCTATAATAAGTAAAAAAAAATAAAAATATGACATTAGCATACAAGAATCGTGCCAGGAAATGATAGTCGAACGGGTTATCGGGGGATAACTCGATCGGGAATGGTTATTTGTCGGAGAATGAGGGAGGGAGGGGGTCTTGAAAAAAGATTGTGCGGGTAGGGTGATTAAGTAGGGCGATAAGGTAGCGCGATTAGGTAGGGAAAAAACGCGCGATTAGGGTGCCACAATGCTTGTACCGATCTCCATTTTCCCTCCGCCCGCCCGCAATTTCCTGGGCAGCACTGAATAAGGGGACTATAAGGGCCCGCCGGGTGGGGGATGGTGGCGGCCCGCCGGGTGGGGGATGGTGGCTGCCCGCCGCCTGGCTGGTGGAAAATGGGCAAAAAAAATGCCCCCTTTCGGGGGCACTAGGATTATTTCTTGGAATTATATAACATTTGGCAGTGCTCGGCGATTAATGCTTCATCGCGTTTTGTTATATGCACGCCCTTTTGCCATATTTCTTGCCGCGTATCCGGCTGTTTGAACCACACCTGCCCCAAATTATACTGGATGACGTAGGATTCTCCGTCTTTCCAGTCAGTTATTGGGGTTAGGGGGATTTTCATTTTAATCCAAGCCATACTATTCCCAGGGGGTTTCCCCCTGGGCTCCGTTAGGTTACAGGTTTTCAATGCCCGCGATCAAATCATTGACATCGACTGCTGTTGCCCGCTGTGCCTTGATCTCATCGCAAACACCCTTATACAACGCATGCGACATCAGAGCATCGCGGGCTGCCTTAGTCAATCCATCAACATAGGCACGGCACTTCGTCAACGGTTTGCGGTCGACTTCGGCAATTGCCTGTGCCAAAATCGCCGCATCACTCGCCGTTCCTGTTCCACGCGCGGACCAGATGCCGCCACGCAGATTTGTCATAATGCCCGACATTCTGTCGTAACGGTCTTGCTCGTTAATAGCGCTGGCCATGCCATCGGCACATTTTTGTTTCAAACCGTTCAGGACGATCATTTGCTGCACTTCGTCGAACTTCGCCCAATCGGTGTAAAACTCCGCCGCGTCGATTTCCAATGTCCCCAATTTCGGGAACATCCAAGCCATTGTGGAACCATTGCGAGTGAAATCAGCGACCGCGTTAGTACGCTTTGCCATTCTAGCCTCCATCGAATTGTGAATGAACGTATGGCGTTGGCCATTTCGCCGGTTTGCCATCGGTGGGCATCTGCCCGCCTAACCCTACATATGCATGGGCCGTGCCTGCCCCAATGCCGCCCGTGATGGTCGCAGGTCCGTTTGCCGCCCGTGCGCCAATGCCCCTAATCGGGCCGTGGCGCGTCGATCGCATCCGCCAGGCTATCCCCCTACGTCGCCACCAATCGCCCCGTGGCGGGGCTCGGCATATTCCGTGCCTGAAGTGCCATGTAACAATTGCGGCGGATTGTGCCCCGTGGCGGCAGGGTAGCACATATCATGCCTGGCGAGTGTGTCGGCGGGCATGAGCCGACGGACGGTAGCACTAGCACATATCGTGCCACATTGCCCCAGGCACAGATCATGCTAGTCGTCCGCTAACTGACTGTGGGTCAGTCAATTGTAACAAATTATTTCACGCGGCTGGGCAATTCCCGTGCCAAGTAGACCCCCCGCCTGTCAGTCGGCTGGCACCCCCTTGCGATTGGCACCTTTAGCGCCGGATACACTAGTGGAATAAAAAGCGAAATAATAACCCGTTCGAGATATGCCCGCCAACTGCAGCCTTGCCCTCCACCGCCCGCGAGCGTAGGATTGGGGACATTGGTGGCCCGCCCGCTCGAGGACGCGATATTATGGATGAGATTATACCCAGCCCCCGCCCGCCGCGTGATGAATCGCAGGTTATTGCGAAAGTGAATTACACGCACGCCGCGCTGGTGGACATGATTATCGCGCAGCCCCAGATTACCCAACGCCAGCTCGCAGCCCACTTTGGGTTTACAGAGGGGTGGCTTAGCCGCATCCTGCGCTCGGACGCTGTGCGGGAAATGATTGCGGCCCGCAAGGCGGAGCTCGTTGACCCGACGATCATTGCGTCGATTGAGCAGAATATGGAGGCCTTGGCGCAGCGCAGTATGGATGTGCTGATGGAGAAGCTGGATCTGCCAAATGCTAGTCCGGAGATCGCGGTGAAGGCGCTTGAGATAACCTCGCGGGCGCTGGGGTATGGGGCGCAGAAGAGTGGGGTGAATATTCAACAGAACTTTGTCGTGGCAATGCCCACGAAGAGTGTTGACGGCGGGACGTGGATGGCGGAATACTCCCCGCGAGTTGTGAACGCCGATTGATTTTGCCCAGCCTATCCATAGGATAGGGGGCCACTGGAAAGAGAACTCCGATGCCGAGAAATGGAACAGGAACGTATGCGCTGCCCGCGGGTAATCCGGTTGTGGCAGGGACGACGATTTCAGAGACATGGGCGAACACGACGCTGACGGATATTGCCACGGGGCTGACGAATAGCCTGGCTGCCGACGGGCAGACGGTGGTAACGGCGAATCTGCCGATGAATGGGTTTAAGTTCACGGGACTGGCGAATGGATCGAGTGCCCAGGATTCGGTGACGAAAGCGCAGTTGGATTTGAAGGCGGATCTCGCGGGCCCGACGTTCACGACGAGTATTGGGTTTGACTCGAATTATGCCCTCTTTAAAGGCCGGTTTTCGTCAACAAACGTGGCTGAGAGGACAATGTTTCAGACAGTTACGACGAATGGAGCGACGAATGTCGGGGTGATTCCGAATGGGACTGCCCAGACGGCGTCGTTTCAAGCGTTTAATCAGGCGACGATACTGAACACCGCGAGGATGGTCGCGGGGATTGATGGCTCGGCGGTTGCGGTTAAGTCGGATAGGGTGGGTACGGGGACGTATCTGCCGCTTGAACTGTGGGCAAACGGGGCTGTGCAGTGGGGAATTGAGACTGACGGACGGGTTTATGGGAGTAATCTGCACAATGTCGGCACGGTAACGGGGACGACGAAGCAGTATCTGGCGAGCGGGACGTATACGCCGACAGTTTCGGCCGCGGTGAATACGACGACTTCGTTTCCCGCGAAGGCCCAGTGGACGAGGGTGGGGAATGTTGTGCAAGTGGCGGGGGGATTGGCCCTCACGCCGACGGCTACCGCGACGGAGACTTCGTTTAAGATTTCCTTGCCGATTGCGTCAGATATTGCGGCGGTTGAGGACTTAAACGGATCGGGGTCGGTGTATATTGCGGGGGCGAATGCGCTGGGAATGGTGATCCAAGGGGATGCCGCGACTGATACGGCAACTGTTTCGTTTAGAAGTCCTACGATCGCGGGAGCGTGTAGTATTACATTTGTGTTTATGTATGAAATTCTGTAGTTCGGGCAGCTATGCGCGAGGATGATAACGACGATCATGCCCTGTTGGCTACACTAGCCGTCAAAATTGCCTACCTTGAAGGGGAGGTTGGGAGGCTGGAGTCGAAGTATGTGCAGATTCAGAGGTACATTCACATCGAACGGGCGGTGCTGGGGATTATTGCCTTGATTGCAACAGCGCTGGTGGGTTATGCTATGACCCGCCTGCTAGGGACTCACTAATGGCAGAACATCCCTCCGGCCGATTCTGGCTTGCATTGCCGTGGATTATTCTTGCGTGCGGGCTGCCGACGTTGGTGTGGTGGCTGTTTGAGCCGATGCCCGTGAGGGTGGAGTATGTGGCCCCCGCGTTTCTCTCGAGGCCCGCGGTCAATCGCGAGGATGCCCTGGCGGCGTATGTTTATGAGGTTAAAGGGGGATCGATCGTTTGGCGGTATGTGACATACTGTGTTTCCCGCCCGTTTGAGGCAACGACACACAGGGCGTGGGTGGGTAAAGCGCTGGTATGGCACGCTCCGGACCTGCCGACGATGCTCTCGCGGGTGCCGGGGTGTTTTGATGTGAACCTGGCCGTGGAAGTACCCACGAGTAGCCCGACCAGGCGATTCGACTTTGTGCAGAGAATGGAGGTGCAATTGAATCCTCTGCGCACGGAAACAATTGAATACGCGCCGATTCCGCTGACGATCTTGGATAGCAAGTAATGGCGATTTTGGCCTGGGGTGCGAAGGTATCACCGCAGTTCCGCGAAAAGATCTGCGCGATTGCGGTACGCCTGAGCACCAGCCCATCGTGGCTGATGGCCTGCATGGCGTTCGAGACAGGGAGGACGTTTTCGCCGGCGGTGAAAAATCCAGGGTCGTCGGCTACGGGGCTGATCCAGTTCATGGCGGCAACGGCCCGGAGTCTGGGAACGACGACCGAAGCGCTCGCCCAGATGACTGCGGAAGAGCAGCTGGATAAGGTTTACGAGTACTTTAAGCCGTTCGCGGGCCGCCTTGATTCGCTGGGGGATTGCTACATGGCGATCCTCTGGCCGCCCGCGGTCGGGAAGCCCGATGACTTTGAGGTGTTCGCAAATGCCAGTGAAGCGTATAAGGCCAATGCTGCGCTGGATATCGATCACGACGGGGCGGTGACAAAGAAAGAGTGTGTTGCGTTCGTTGAAAGGATGTTGACCGAGGGGCTGGAAGTGGGAAACCGGGCCTTTACGGATACTCAGTCCGCTGCGCCCATTGAGGATAAAACGTATATTGACCTGCCGCCGGTCCCGCCTAAGGAGACTTCGATGCCCTTTCCAATTGCCCTGATTGCAGCGCTGGGGCCGATTATTAGTGAGCTTATCCCGCAGGTGGCTAAGGCGTTTGATAGGAAGGCGGAGACGCCCGCCCGCACACAAGCGGCAGCAGCGATCGTCGAGACTATTACCAAGGCGACGGGATCGGTCAATGTTCAAGAAGCAGTTGAGAAGATGCAGGCGGACCCAGCTGTCCGAAAGGTTGCTGCAGATGCTGTTCTCACCAATCAAACGGTCGCCGGCTTGCTCGAGATCGGAGGCGGAGTTGAGGCGGCGCGCAAGGCTGCAGCTGATCCTACGGCGCCTCCGTTCTGGAGGCAAGGGGCGTTCATCATTGCCCTAATTCTGACGCCGCTGATTTATATGACGGTCTATAGGGTACTGTGGGGGGAGGACTATTCCGAACAACTGCGGACAGTGGTGGTGACGGCGATCCTATCGGGCCTACTGGGGGCACTCACTGGGTACTTCTTCGGTAGTATGTATTCGAGTACGTCTACAGGTAAGCGTGCTACGGATCTTGAGGTGAAAGCATGAGGTTTGTCATCTGGAAAGACGCAGACGGCCAGTGGCGATGGACGCTGCGCGCGCGGAATGGGCGGATCGTGGCAGACAGCAGTGAGGGCTACCGCAGCCGCCGGGCCTGCGTGGCGATGTGCACAAAGATCAATCCCAACATCCCGAGAGAGAGTGCAGCGTGATTACGTTGAGCGACGACGAGCGGCAACCGTGCGAAGTGTGGAGCCGATGTATGGGCTACCACCGGCCGGTGAGTTACTGGAACGTAGGCAAGCAAGCGGAGCACCGCGAGCGGAAGATGTTTACCGAGCAACTAGCGAAGGAGTGGCTATGCAAAAAGCAGTGATCGCGGCATTGGCAATGGCAGTAGCGGTCCCGGCGCACGCCGGTCTGTGGTGCAAGAACTCCAACGGCGAAACACTGGGCTGGCAGATCGCCCAGCCGCGGCCGGCGAACATGGCGACGTTCGGCAACGCCGAGGAAGTGGTGTGCATGGTCAACGCGCAGATCTACCGCGACATGGCGGCGGGTGCGCTGGGCTTCAGGGACTTCCCGGTGCAGGCGGCGATCCCCGGCACGCTGGTGGCCGGGCCGACGGGCGACGGCGCGATCTACCGCGGCAACTGGGCGCGATGGCTCATCGACAACCTGCCGTCGAGCTATGGCTGGTACGCCGATTGGGCGTACTTCGAGCAGATCATTCCTTAGGAGATTTCAATGGCTGACGATCCGCGTATGACTCTTGCTTTCCAGGCGACCGGGATTCACGATTATACAGGCTTTAAGCACTCGGTCAAGCCGATTCCGGCGGAATGGGAACAGGCGTATATTCCTCCGCAATATGTCGGGCGGCCGCTGCCCGCCGGTGCCTTCCGGTCACTCTGGCCGGACAGCCGCGGATTCCAGTGGGCGAAGATCAAACCTGCGGACTATGGACCTGAGTGGCGTCCGCCGTATTGGGAGTACAGGCCGGAACTGTATGATTAATTCGGGCGGGTAATGCAGGGATAACCCGAACGGGAAAGGGGGTGATCTGATGGGCTGCAAGAAGAAGGGCAAGGGTAAGGGAGGCGGAGGCAAGCGTGGCTGAGCTTCGCGTTCCATCGCGTAATTCGCTATGGGCGTTGCCCGCGGACGCCCTTGAGAAAGTGAAGAAGCTGGGTGCAGTTATGGCCCAGTTTTCTTCGCCTTTCGTCGGGCCGGCGGGAGCACTGACGGAAGTGTTAGTGGGGCAGTCGCCGGAAGTGCTGGATAAACTGTCATATGGGGAGAGGGTAACGACAGGGCAGGGAGAAACATTGAGGCCGGATCCGGGGTTGCTGGATGTGGCTGGGTTGGTGGGCCCGATTAAAGGGGTATCGAGTGCGCTGGCGGGACTGAAGATGTTGCCCGCCGTCGCGGGGATGGTCGCGCCGAAGGCCCTCGAGGTGGTCGCCCCCGTGATTCGGTTTAAGGGACAGGTGTTCGAAGGTGGCCCCACGCACGGCGCCATTATGAATAAGATGCGACAGGACGGAATATTGGACTTGGCCAAAGAGAAGCCCGCGTATGCCGATACGAAGCTGTGGAAGCTGAGTGACGGGCGGGTGGTGGGGGAGGAAGAGGCGATGGCGATAGCGGGCGGAAAGAGGACGGAGGATCTTGCGGGACCCGCAGGTGAGGCTGCCCGCGAGCACGAGAGGAAGATCCGTGGCCGGTGAACAGACAGTAATCTGGTCTCCCCAGGAGGGTCCGCAAACGGCCCTCATCGCGTGCCCGATATTCGAGGTATTCTATGGCGGAGCCAGAGGAGGAGGAAAGACTGAGGGGTCTATTGGAGACTGGCTTGATCACAGCGGACGATATGGTCAGCATGCGATTGGAGTGTTCTTTCGGCGGAAATTTAAGCAGCTGGAAGAAGTCATGGCCCGCACGCAGATGCTTTTTCCACAGATCGGAGCCCGCTTTAACCAGCAAAAAGCCGAGTGGACGATGCCTGGTGGGGGACGATTAAAGTTTCGTTATCTCGAGCGGGATCAGGATGCACAGGAATACCAAGGACACAGTTACACCAGGGTGTATGTCGAAGAAGCTACAAACTTTCCAACATCCGCACCGATTGACCTGCTTCGAGGCACTCTGCGTTCGGCCGTCGGAGTGCCAGTCGGGATGCGTCTTACAGGGAACCCCGGCGGCCCGGGACACCACTGGGTCAAAGCCCGCTACATCACGCCAGACCCGAGGGGATTCCGAGTTTTGACGGATACGTTTAAGGGGATTCAAGGGGAGGAACTAGTTCTCGAGCGGGTGTTTATTCCGAGTAAAATTTCCGACAACGCCCTTTTGTATAAAAACGATCCATTTTATGTTGCCCGCCTGCGGCAGGCCGGCAGTGAGAGCCTCGTGCGAGCGTGGCTGGAAGGTAATTGGGATCTCATCGACGGGGCGTTTTTCGATGTCTGGGACGAAGAAAAGCATGTGCTGCGGACGAAAGACTGGCTGCACAAAATTCCAGACTATTCTCTCAAGTTTCGGGCCTTCGACTGGGGATACGCCCGGCCGTTTAGCTGCGGGTGGTATGCGGTTAGTGACGGGACCTGGGGCTTGCCCGACGGGGCTTTGCTTAAATACAGAGAATGGTACGGAACGACGGGAAAGCCGAACGAAGGGGCGAAGTTGACGGCAGATGTGGTGGCGAAAGGAATAGTGGCCCGCGAGCGGCATCCGCATGATGTGAGGTTGGATGATGCAGTGAGCTTTGGGGTGGCGGACCCGTCGATCTTTATTAGGAATGGCGGGCCCTCGATTGCAGAGACAATGTATGCGGCGGGGGTGAGTTGGAGAAGGGCAGATAACAAACGGGTGCCCGGCTGGGCAGAGGTTCGCCGGAGGCTCGCGGGGGACAATGGGGTGCCGATGCTGTATTTCTTGGACACTTGCGACGATAGCGTGCGGACTATTCCCACGCTGCAAATCGACGCAAATGATCCCGAGGATCTGGATACCGAAGGCGAAGATCATGCTGCCGACGAGTTGCGATATGCATGCATGGGCCGTCCCTGGACCGAGTATGCCCCCGAAGAGGAAGCTGAAACCTTTCCCCCGCTACCAAATGAGCTTACAATAAACGAACTAGTGGAAATGTCCAGGCAACGCCGCCTGATTGCCGTACAAGACGCTGCGTGAGGAAATGATGCTTGAAACGAACCTGAACGACCCGCGGTATAAGTATTGGCAGGAGGAGCTGCGGCTTGCGAAAAAGCGGGATGAGAGGTGGTTGAACCAAGCAGACGCTTGTGTGAAGCTGTATGAAGGGGAAAAGGAATCGGAGAATTCCTTTAACATCCTTTATGCGAACACGGATACCCTGCTGCCGTCGTGCTATAATCAGCTCCCACGGGCAGTTGTCGAACGGCGGTATCGGGACAAAGACCCACTCGCCCGGGCCTCAGCGGAAACGCTGCAGCGGACATTGCAGTATCTGATGGACACGAATTCGACAGAGCAGTGTTCGTTTCACACTGTCATCCAGCAGGCGGTATTGGGAGCCCTAGTACCTGGACGTGGGGTGACAAGATTTCATTATGAACCAAAATTCGAAACTGTGCCGGAGCCCGTGGGCGACGAGGAAAAGGATGATGAAGATTCGGGAGCTCCGGAAGTTGAAGGAGATGCCCTCTTTCCCGCCGATGCCGATAAAAAAGAAAAGCTCGTAGCGGAGACGATTTACGGAGAGGACTGGGATTACTCGAAGTTTCGGATGGGGTATGCCACGAGTTGGTCGCGGGTGCCTTGGATTGCGTATGAACATGCGATGACGAAGGAGGACTTCGAGGCGAATTTTGGCGAAGGATCTGCGGACGGGGTGGAGTTTGAAAACCGGAAAAAAGATGCGGATAACGAAACCTCGGAAGATGAATCGGCAAACGAGGGCTCGGATGCGACGGTAGAGGTTTGGGAAATCTGGCACAAGGCCACGCGGAAGGTGATTTTTATTTGCGGAAAGGCGCCAGAACCGATTGTCGAAGAGCGGGAAGATCCGTATAATCTTAAAGGGTTCTTCAATTGTCCCCCACCGTTGCAGTTTTTGATGAAAAAGAGCGGGCTAACCCCGACTCCGCTTTACAAACTATACGAGCAGCAGGCAAAGGAACTCAACCGCATCACCCTGCGGATCAACCGCGTGCTGAACGCGATGAAGGTCCGGGGCTTTTACGACGGGTCAATTCAAGGGCTTAAGGAACTCCTGCAGGCCGACGATAATACGCTTATTGCGGCCAAAAACGTAGCGGCGTTGCAAGACGGGAAGAACCTTGCAAACAGCATTTGGCTGATGCCGTTAAACGAACTGATTGTTGTATTGCAGCAATTAATGATCGGGCGGGAAACATGCAAAGCGACGATCTACGAGATTACTGGAATCTCGGATATTATGCGGGGGGATACGAACGCTTCGGAAACCTTCGGAGCGCAGAATTTGAAAAGCCAGTGGGGTACGCTGCGGCTGCAAAGAATTCAGGCGCAGGTGCAGGAGTATGTGCGCCAGTCGCTGCAGATCATGGCAGATCTGGCGGTAGAGTTTTTTTCCCTCGAAACGTTTCAGGGGATGACAAACCTCGACTTTGCAACACCGCAGGAGGTCGAACAGGCCCAGCAAATGGCGATGCAAATTCAGCAGATGCAGATGCAAATGCAGCAACAAACTGCTATGCAACCGCCGTTGCCTGGTGGTCCCCCGCCGATGCCGCCGCAGATGCAGCAGGCGATGATGCAAGTGCAAGCGACGATGGCGAAGCCGAAGTGGTCGGAGGTATTGGAGCTTCTCCGGGATGACACACTGCGGTGTTATCGGATTGACATTGAGACAAACTCGACGATCAATCCGAAGAACAAGGAACAACAACAGCTGATGACCGAAGCGATGATGGCCCTCGGGCAGATGTATCAGAGCTTCGGGCCGGTAGTGCAGCAAGGGGCATTGCCGCTGGGAGCGGTGAAGCAGATGACCCTAGCTGTTATCCGTCGGTTTGAGTTCGGCAAGGAGGTAGAAGACGCCGTTGCCTCGATGCCGGATCAAGTACCACAGAACGCTGATCCGAAGCAGTTGGAGGCGCAGCAGAAGGAGATGCAGCAGAAAGAGCAAGAGCTGCAGAAGCAGAGCCAGGAACTGGATAAGGGGAAACAGGATCTGGCGATGCAAGAGGAAAAGATCCGCATGACAGTTGAAGCGGCGAAAGAGCGGATGGCGCTGGAAGGGGATAAGCAAAAGACAGAGCTTGAAATGATGCTCGAGAAGACGCTGATGAAGATTGAGCAGCTGCTCGAAAAAAACGCCCTTGAAGTGGATTCGAAGCTGCAGAATGTGGCGATGCAGAGAGAAGCAGACTCGAAGGTTGAACAAAGGGTCGCGGGGGAAAAGCAGAAAAACGAAGCCCGGATTCAACAGCAGCAAAAAGCTCAAGGCGATGCGCGATTGACGCAGGCAGTACAGGCCATTACCGAAGGTACGCGATTGACGCATCAAACAATCGCGAGTATGATGGAGCAACTTGCCCAGATGAACAAGCCCCGGAAGATTACCGTTGGGCGGGATGCTGAGGGTAATATGACTGGCCTAACGGCTCATTAGGAGAAATAAATGGCAGTGTTCTTGAACGACGCAGTATTGGATGGGGCCATTGCAGTTTTGACGACCAACGTCACCACGCTTTATATCTGTAGCCAATTGCCGGCGACGTATGCAGAGGCGAGTTCGACATATAAGCTGGGGACGAAAACGTCGCCGTCGTTGGGGTCAGTTGGCAACGGCACCCCTAGCGGGCGCAAGACGACGATTGCTGCTATTACGGACGGGGCGGTTAATCCAGGGGGCGGTACGGCAACGCACTGGGCGCTGACCAGTGGCAGTGTGTTGTACGCGGCAGGGACACTGACGCCGACGCAGGCGGTGACGAACGGAAATACGTTCAGCCTGACTGCATTTGACATCACCATGCCAGATCCGGCGTGACGTGGGGCATGAACCGCAGCACTGGCTCGACGACCTCATCCTGCTGATGAC